CTCGCGGGGCGATTGTGACCCCGCGCAGCTTTGCCCTTGCGCGGGCGCGCGACGCCGCTTATACGTCGCCCCGTTCGCGCCGCCGTTCCAATCGGGCGGCCGCAACCCGCGCCCATCGTCTAGCGGTCCAGGACGTCGCCCTTTCACGGCGAAAACAGGGGTTCGAGTCCCCTTGGGCGCGCCATCTCCAAACCTTCAATGTTGAAGTTATTTGCTTTTGTGGAAATCGCCCCAAACTCGCGGATGGCGGTTTGGGAATTATTGATGCGCGCGTGCGTCTCTGTTCGCTCGATGGCGGTGGCCGCAAGGCGCGCTTGATCGGCCGCGCGAGTATATCTTTCAGCCTCGGCTAGCGTCTTGTGGCCCAGAACAGCCATGATCATGTGCGCAGTGCATCCGGCTTCGGCGAGGCGCCGGCCGGCGGCCTTGCGCAATCCATGCGGTTGGCATTCGAGCGGCAGATTGGCGGCCGTGATCGCCGCGCGCATGAATTGACTGAAGCCATCCACAGTGAAAGCAGGGCCGGCCTCCGTGGCAAGAATTGGGCCTTGCGAGCGGTCGTGCGCCTGCAGAATTTCGCGAAGGTTCGCGTGCAGGCGGATGGTCAGTTTCGCGCGCGTCTTTTGCTGCACGACGCCAATCGAGTCGCCGCCGATGTCAGACCATCGCATGCGATGAGCGTCAGATCGCCTTTGGCCAGTGTAGAGCATCAACGCGAACGCAAGCCGCTGCTTGGTGCCAATAGGCCAGCGGCGCTCGAATTGCGCGATCTCCTCTTCCGTCCAGGTGTAGATTTCATTCGTCTTGGGACGCTTGATTCCGAAAGAGGGATCGCGCGTCAGCCAATCCATTTCGATGGCGTGGCGGATGAGAATGCGCAGCAGTTTCAGGATCGAAAGAGCTTCGCCGGGCCGATCGTTATATGGGTCGAGGATTTTGCTCTGTATGCCGGCGCGGGTCATGCCCGCCAGAGTCCGGTGACCGTGTTCGGTGCGAAGTATTTCCAGCCGGCGCCGATAGCCAGTCTTTGTCGTGGCGCGCAGGCCTACGTATTTCGCGCTGGAGAGGTAGGAGGCGATGAGCGCGCCGATTGTGCCCGGCTGCGCTCGGCGGCCGCCAGCGGCCTTGACAGGCGTTTCGCCGAGTAATGCGGCCTTGTATGCGGCATCGAATTCAGGGGAGCCAATTTCGGGCGGCAAGGCGACGCGCGCGCCTTTGCCGCGTCGGAAGTAGACGCGAAGCTTGCCGTGGCGATCGTGAAAGCGCTCACAATGGGGCGGCAGCTTCCGGGGCATGGTTAGTCGCTCCACGTCGAGTCGACCGCCTCGCCGCCATCGTAGGGCATGCTGTCGGCGAAGCGATCCAGATCGCGGACCTCCCATGCCTTGCGGCTGTCGATGCGGCGAGGGCGCGGCGCGCGGCCTTCCTTGACCAGCGCCGCGAACTTTGTCGCCGACAGGCTCAGATAGGCCGCAGCCGAGTCCAGATCGACGAAACGCGGCGGCAGGCTGTTGGGAAGCGTTCTTGTCTTTGCCATCACAGCACCTCCGATGATTGGGCCGCGGCGGCGGGGTCGGAGCCGAGGGGAATCCAGTTGGCGGGGGTGTGGTAGAGATCGCCGTTTTCGATCGGCGGCTCGTTCTCGCGGCGGCGCACGTCGTTGGGGGAGAAGGCGCCGATTTCGCGGGCGATGCGGTAGGACTTGAACCGGGCTTCCATGTCGCCGCGCGTGAGCGCGTTCAGGTCGTGCTCGAAATAGTAGTTGCGGCGACCGGCCGTCGTCAGCAGACAGCGGGCGAAGGCGCCTTCGATGCGCGCGGCGAGGGGTCCAAGGGCGTTCTGCACCATGGCTCGGGCCTCGTTCTCGATGTTGGAATAGGTGGCCTTTTCGATCAGCCCGACGGTCGTCGGCGGCATGCCGAAAATGCGCGCCACGTCTTCATTGGACAGCTTGCGCGTTTCGAGGAATTGCGCGTCCGCCGGCGTCATTGCGAATGGAGTGAACTTGGTTCCATGGTCGAAAATGAGAACCTTTCCGGCATTGCGCGGGCCGGAGAATTGCTCTTCCAATTTGGAGCGAACCTCCCGGGCCTGTTGCTGGTTGAGCGGGTTTTCAAACGACACCATGCCGCCGGGCATGAGTCGGTTCTTCGAAAAGCCCTCGATCGTCTCCGCATGCGTCAAGGCCTGGCTGAGCGTTCCGCGCGCGATGTCGATCGGCGATAGGCCATAGATCCCGTTGCGCGTCGGGCCGCGAAGGTGCAGCATTTCCTCCGGCAACAGCGACAGGACGCCGCGCATGTCGGTGGCGCGGTAGCGCAGGCGGCCCGTCGCGAGTTGTTCGATCGCGACCATGCCCGGAAGGAACGGATGCAGAGCGACAACCTCGCCGCGCCCGTTGCGTTCGATCCGCGCATAGGCGTTGCCGTGCATGTCGAGCGAGCGGACGAAATGCTCGCGCATCTCGAATCCGGTCATGTAGGGGTTCGGCGTATGCGCGATCACGTCGGACAGGGCATGGTCTTCGGCCCGCTCGCGGCCGCCGTCTTTCGTGCGGCGGTAGAGATGCAAGGGCACGCTCGCCAGCAATTCGGCGCGCAACGAAACGCAGCGCGCCGCGACCGACAGATTGGACAGGACCGCATCGGGGCTTGCGCCGCCGTTGTAGGGGCCGCGCGCCTCGCGGAAGGCCTCCGCATAGGCGTCGCGCGCATTGCCGCCAGCGCGTTTCTCCATCCCGAGGATGCGCGAGAAAAATCCCATGTCAGCCCCGCAAGGTCTGGAGGTAGAGGCGCGCGCGTTCGCGGCGCGGGAAGCGTTGCGCGGGCCGGGCGCGCGCGACGATGATTGTTTCGGGATAGGCGGGCCAGCTTTGCACAACGGAAATCTCGTGCAGGTTGACGGCGCGCAAGGTGCGCTTGTCGCCGCGCCATTCGTCGCCGCCGGCCGGAACGTCAAAGCCGAAGGACATGCCGCCGAGGTCGCCGCGGTCGGCCAACGCCAGCACGTCGCGCGCGGCCTGCGTATCCGGCAGGTCGAGCGCAAAGGCGAGGCCGCGCGCGTCTTCCGACAGGCGCAGCGAACCGCTTTTCGAGCGGCCAAGGACGAGCGAGGGATTATGGTCGACGAGCGCGAGAATATCGCGCCCGTCGAGACACGCCCGGAAGGCTCCGGGCGCGATCGTCTCGGTGAAATCGCCGATGGTCGCGGCGCTGTTGAAGATCGCCGCGTAGCCTTCCAGCCGGCGCGGATGGCCCGGCGCGGCCCGGCACTCCAGAGAGGCGGCGCGGCGCTCCAGCATCACGCCTCCGCGTCGATGATGGCGGCGAAGGACTCGACATGGCGCACGGCCACGTCGGCGTCGAGGAAGGCGTGAATCAGCACGCCGCCCTTGCTCGCCACGTCGGGATGATAGGGGTTCACCAGCACGTCGACGGCCGACCAATAGGCGATGAGCAGGTCGGCCCATGCGCCATAGAGGATCGCCGAAAGGCCCGCGCCGGTCCCCTTGGTCAGGTCGGCGGGAACCTGATTGGAGAACTCGTAGCGCTCGCCGGCGAAAAAGCGGTCGAGGCCGTAATATTGCCCGACCGTATCCTTCGCCTTGTTCGCCACGCGCTTGACGCGGGCGTTGGTGAGGAAGGCGGTCGCCGCGTCGACGTTGGCGATGTCGAGCAGGGCGTCGAGATCGGCCATGTCGTCGGGCGTCGGCACGCCGCCGTTCGCGCCGAGCGCGTGAATCTGCCCGGCCGGCAACAGCGACAGGACGCCGCCCGGTTCGTTCGCGCCGCCGCCCTTGATCGCCGCCTTGTCCAGCGCGGCGGACAGCATGAAGGCCAGATCGCTGCGGACGATGCCTTCCACCTGCGGCGAGGATTGCAGCATGAGGCGGCGGCTGAACTGCGTCTCGGCGGCGACGGTCTTCGGGGCCATCGTCACCTTGTCGAAACCGGGCTCGGAGCGGCCCGGCGCGCCGTCCTCCGCCACCCACGCGGCGGCGGCGGAGGCCGTGAGGCGCGGGATTTCGAGATTGCCGACGCAGCCGCCGATGACGGTGGCGCCGAGCGCCTCCACCTTCATGGCCGGGCGCAGCCGATCGATGAACAGGCCGGCCATGTGGTCGGTCGAAACGAGCGCGCCGGCGGAGCCGCCGGTCTGCATGGCGCGGCGCTCGCCGAGCAGCATTTCGACGGGAATCATGATGTTGCCGCGCATTTCGCGACCGCGCGACAGCTCCTGACTCATCTCGCCTTCGAGGCCGTCGAGCCGGCCCTCCATCGCGCCGCGCAGGGCGCGGGCGACCGAATAGCCGCGCAGATCGCGCGTCGTCGGGCCGCCGGCGACCGGCGTCGCGCTGGCGCGGCGCTCCATCTCGGCGACGGTCTCGGCATTGGCGATGCGCTTTTCAAGGCCGGCGCACTCGCCCTTGAGCGCGTCGAAGCGCGTCTGTTCCGCGTCGGAGAGGTCGCGATTGGCGGCGGTGGCGGCGTCGAGCAGGCCGCGCATTTCGGCGGTCTTGGCGGTTCGCGCCTGCTGGAGTTCGTGAAGCGTCATGAATTGGGTTCCTTCTGAGGGCAGGGCGCGTCGTCACGACGGGCCACCACCGGCGAGACCGCCGGCGATTGGGGAAAAGGTTCGGTCGCGAGCGATTGAACGGCGAGTTTGCTTTGCGCCCCCGCATCGCTCTTGCCGCTGTTGGCCCGACCGAGGGGGCCTCATCATGCGGGCGCTATTCATGGGCGGTCACGGCATAGGCGAGACCGATTTCATTGATGATTGGCGCGTGGGCTTCGCGCGTCATATGGATAGGGAACCGGTAACGCGCGGCGCGTTCGGCATGGGCGTCCGCAAGCGCCTCGGCCTCGTCGATGGCCTGCCGGTCGTCTTCGTGGCCGGCCTTGTTCAGATCGATGGCGAAGCTGGCTTCTCTCGCCCGGTCCTCGTAGGAATATTCACATCCCGGCAAGCGAATGACGGCGCCGAAGCTGTGGCCGAAAAAACGCAACATGATCATGCATAGGGGCAAGATTTCGCCTAGCATCGCGGTCACGGGGGGCTGCGCGGACTTGAAATAGGGCTTTGTCCGGTCCCGTGCGAACATGTCGATCAGGGCCGCGACGGCCGTCTCGAAATCATGGTTCTTGCCGAGTTTGCGGGCCTTATCGAACGCGAAGGCGCGGTTCTCCGGCTTTTCTATCGCACGGACGCAAATCATAC